GTTACTATCAACGTTAATAGTTTGTCTAATCGCCAATATTTGTCCTGGTCCTGCAACCAAATCACACATATTACCCGTGTTAATTTTTGGTTTACAATTTTTCTTAAGTGAATCTTCATTTGCAGTTGATACCACCGATCCCATAAAAACTGCGGTTGGTTGTATATTAATATTTGCCGATGCCGTTAAATCAAAATCTACTCGTGTAATACCCAACAAACATACTTCAGGTTCTCCCCATAATGGCTGAACACTTATTGCCTTATTTAATGTAATTAATTGAGGTAATTCTCTAAGGTTGGTTGATGTTTTAAATTTATTCCCATCAAACTGACCTTCACCCGCAAGGTTCAAACTAATTAAATCTTGTGGTGATAACGAAAAACATCCAATGTCGGATAAATCAACATCCATAACAATTGTTTGTTCTCCTGTAGGAACACCAAAAATCATGTAGTCACCACTTTGATTTGTTTTTGTAGTGAATTTATAGTATTTGTCGTAAACCTCAACTAAAGAAAAATCGGTTAAAACATCTTCCCTTTCAGGGAATGTTCCTGTGGCAGCATGACCTGTATATGATGGTTTATAAGGTAATAAATTGTATCTATATCCGTCAGCATTTAAATCTTCCAAATTTGTGTAAGGATATAGTTCAGATATGATTGGATTTAATTGATCTTCTTCACTAATAGGTATGAATACCGATACCTTGGCGTTAGGTAATCCAAATCCTCCATTTGTTAATACACGACCAACTACAACACCATAATCAGAACATAAACGAGTATAAATATCATTCTGTATTATCTTTAGTGATAAGATTTCTAAAAATTCAAAATCTTGGTCTAACTTAATTTGTATTGATTTATCAACCCCAGGTTGAGTCCTTATTCTATATGATTTAGGCATTTACGATTCTTTTTTGATAAATAGTTTATTTCCTATTTTCAAAAAATAATTCTTTTATTTCAAAAATAAATCATCAAGAGAAATTCACCGTTTTTAAGTTCAATACTCTGACATTAATATCTTTGTTTGGGTACTTAATTTGGTAAATTTGTGTTGGTTCTGCAAAGATCGTATCCGCAACTAAACTGATTTGTTTTGTTGCTGGGTCAGAATATGATTGTGATGTTTGTGATGACGAATATTGTCCTCCAATCTTATTAAAGAAACTAATGTCAGATATACTGATTACACCATTTTCGTTTTGAATTAGTCTTCTAATTTCTGACACATAAACATTCTCACCCATTTGTCTTTGTAATGGACTAAAATAGTTTGTAATAATATCAATAATTTGAGTAATAACCGACCCTTGATTTTGACTACCATCTAAAACAACATCAACTGAAACACCCAAGTCAATAACATTTGCGGTTTCAACTGAAATATAATCATTTATCATTCTATAGTTTGATAAATAATTTGCTACATTATTTTTAAGGGTATTAGAAATTACTTCGGTTAATTTACCATTTGAGTCGTAAGACAACATTTTGATCTTAATCTTATTGTTTTCTTCAGTGATCGCAACCTTACCAGGTGCCCCAAATTGTGAAGGCATATTTCTTAAAATAGATTCGTAGTCATTGATGGTTACCGCTCTGTTTTGAGCCGCGAAGTTATAAGTAACGTATTGTCTAACTTCTTCAGTTGTTGGTGCGTTCGCCCCACCAATTGCAGCAGTTACGTTGTTACAACTTAATGAATTAACTACGGTATTGTTGATTGATTCGGAAGGTCCATTCACAAAGAAAGATACCGTACCGATTTGATTGATGATATTAACACCTAAGTTTGTTGCTTGACCACCACCTACTCTATACTGAACAAACAATGTTGAGTTTGATTTTAATGCAGATCCTAACGCCAAATTATTAATATATTTACTTAATTCTAAAGTATAACCATTTCTTGCAAAATCTCTAAGTTGTTCGTCAGCGGAAACATTACCACCACCAAAAGTCATTTTTAAGAAACCTTCAGGTGTGTATTCACTGATAAATTTATCTGATGTTTGAATATACTTACCGACTTTAATTCCAGGTTGATCAGAAACTTTAGAAGGGTCTTCAACAAATATTCTGTCTTCTGCCAACGCTTGTACTTCATACCATCTATTATCTAAACCTAAAAATTCTTGTGGTGTTGGGATACTTGTATATTGTGTTCCGTCTTTTAATAAAACACTTGTAATACCTAACACATTTTTTTCAGGTAAAAACATTTCAAAGAATGGTTTAACATCATTTGGAGTAATGACCCTCTTAAACACTTTTGTTGCTCCGTTAACAATAACTTCTCTTTTAACAATGGTATAGTTTAATAACTTACCTGTTGTATCAAAATTAGGTATTTTTAATCTATTTGGTGATCCTTCAGCGTTAACTGCTGATGAAAAATCAATATCATATACGGTTTCAAATGGTTGTCCCGCACCATTAACTTGTGATCCTCGTCTTAATATACCACAATACCTCAAGTCCTCTTTATCTCCAAATGCAGGTACGGTAATTGCGAAATCAACTAACGCAACTGAAGGTCTTAATCCAGGTATCTTTAAACCATAAGTTCTTGCAATATTATAAATTGATGATTTCTGTTGAGCGTATTGTAATACGGTTTCTTGAATACTTCTATCAATATTGAATTGTAGGTTGTCGGTAACCGCAGCGTTTAGATCTAACAATACCGAGAACACACCCGCATCATTAAAGTTCTGAACTAATTCAGGATAATACGTTCTTGTGAAATTTATCAGTTCGGTTCTTATTCCTTGGAAATCCCTAGTTGTATAAGATATTTTTTTATTTGCCATATATTATTAAATATTGATAATTACAAAATCACTTGAGTCAAATGCATTGTTCGTGTTTCTATAATCAATTCTTATTTTTGCGGTGTGTTCTAATTGACTGATATTAGGTACGGTAAATTCTTTTTTACCCTCACTATTAACATACGTTCCTTTATTTTCATCTTCAGTTGATGCGTCAGTAATTCTAATATTTGTAATTAAAATCCCTGGCATATACTTTTGGACTGAATCTCTAATTTCTGATTCCATTTCACTAAACGTTGGTCCGTCAAGTGGTTCAAATATATATTCATATAATCTACTACCAAAATCAGGTAAAAAATATCTTGTACCTTTACGACTTAATAATAAATGAACTAAACTACTTCTAATTTCTTCATCAGAAGTGTCAGAACAATCTAAATATTTACCAACGTAAGAATCCACGAAAGGAAAACTAATTCCGTATGTTATACCATTTGCCATATCTAATAAATATAACTTATTGTATTTTGTTTTGAATAGATCATTGATCTATTTTGCCAAATTGTGTCTACTTGGGTCTTGAACTTTTTCTTGTTCGGCATTTACCGCTCCAAAATTAACTTTTGTTAAATCAACGTTTTTAATCCAACTTGGTAAATTAGAAACATTTTCAATGGATTTACAAGTATATCCATTCGCTTCATTAGTTAAATACCAATATATATAAATCCATTCAGGTTTTGTAAATTCTCCTCCACCAGGTTTAATAATTTTATATAATTCATTTTTTGGATCATCTATTTTTATATTAGCACGGAATGGATTTAAACCGATGTCTTGAATTGGGACAAGTAGTTCAAACCAAGTGTTCTGAGTTAATATTCTACATATACTCCCCTTTTCTCTTTCAGGACCTACTTGATTAGTATATTGTCTTCTTGTTTTTGTTTGTGTAAATTTTGCTTTAACATCTATTGGTTTTTGAATTGGTTTCACAAGTAGTTGAGCAGTAAAAGTTGCAATTTGTCCAGGTACAGGATAAATTTTTGTATCCCTATTTTCATCTATAACTCCACCCGTATTTATTATAAAGGCTTGTGGTTCTGAAATTTTTGCACCCTGTAAAGGTGGAAACTTTTTAAGTAACGCTTCTTTCATAACTTGACCTCTCGCCTTAGCATATGTTAAATTATCTTCTCTATTATTTTTTCCTGGGTAACTTGTCAAGTTATTTTCCGTCGGTTCTAAAATTGCGGGGTTATTAGGATCTGGAATCTTATCTGCAGTCATTGCACCATTTAAATAATTACTAGCACCTCCATTAACATTTAAAACAGAAAGTCCTGTTGCTTGATAACCTTCAGACTCTAATTTTTTAACTATATTATCAATAGCATTTGTTACTTCTTTAGGTTCCATCTTACTACTAGTGACAGGAAAACTTACAAACCCATCTATGTTATAATAATTGTTACCAATATTTTTAGATGTAATAATTGGCGCGGAATAGTTCAATGCCTCACTTAAAACTTTTTCATCAGTTTTAATGTTATACATTTCTAAAATTTTTTTCTTTTCTTGTTCTGTTATTATAAATTTTTGCATTGATATTCTTTTTAAGATAAATAGTGTATAAATAAAAAATCACGACCTAAGTCGTGATTTATATTTTTAAGATGAACATCCAAAACAATCAAATTCACTATTTTCAGGTTTTGGTGGTAAATTCATATTTGAATAATCCACTTTAGGGACAAATGGTGTTGATTTCGGTTTTTCAATTTTTGACATATCAAATGCCAAGTGTTTTGCTCCTGTTGATATCGCCTTGGTTCTAACATAATAACAAAGTGTTTTCAATCCTTTTTCCCATGAGTGGAAGTGTGATGAGGTAATCTTTGATAATGTTGGGTTCGCCATATAGATATTCATTG